TTGTTTGCGTCTGGGTCAGGGTAAAAGTTCCACACAGATACATGAGATACCTGCGGTACTGTTTTAATAATAGGATCGTAGTTACCTTCTTCGTCCCACTTAGGGTACTCTTTATCTATAGCAAATGGACCCTTCATAACACCTGTACCAAAGAGTGCCATTTCAAATGCAGTATTACGCAGGTGTTTACTTGCGTTGGATTCTTCTAACTGGTCTTGTATTTTCTTCTGCATCTTCTTGGCAGCAACCATTGCGGGACTAAACGTAACAGCAGTAGGTGTCATACCTGTGCCACTTTTTAAACCCTCAATGTCTTTTAGTTTATCTGTAAGGGGACCAAGCATTTCGCCTAGTGTTTTAGAAGTAGCTCCTCTAGGAAGTTCCTTGCCATCACCCTTGAAGCCGTATGGTGTTACTTCTTCATCTACTTGTGATTCTTTAATCTGGTCTGGTTCTTTAGGATCAAAGTGAACATCAGCAACTACACCCTCTGGTAATTCAGTAGGGTCAACAGTAAGTGGAAACTTATTATTTGCAAACATAATAGATTCTAACTGCTGGTATGCAGCTAGTGTCTTTGTTTTAGTTACTTTAATAAATACCCTAGACTTCTCAGCTTCTGTAAACTGAACGTCAGGACCGTAGATACCACGATAGTTTCTGTAGGAATCTAACCAACGTTCTTCATCTTGCTGTCGGTAATCTTCTGCACGTTTATAACGACCTTCGATATAAGGAATAATGTTATTAGTTTTGTAGTCATCAATAGACGATTGTTCTGTATCTTCTAAAACAATTGACTCGTCTTCAATAAATATGTTATCTTCTTCCATTTAGGTTTCCTTAATATCCGAATTTAGAATCTGCTACAGGCATACTGTTTGCAGGAGTACCCCGACTGTCAAAGTCCCAAATACTAAAACGTGGTCTTGACATGATACCATACCTTAGTGCATCATACAAGTGGTCTTCTGAGTGCGTATCTACATCCTCTGGGTTCTTTTTATCCAGTGGTATAGCGGGTAGTTGAGATATTGTTTCAGTGCAGTTGTTAAAAAATACTAGTCTTGCTTCTTCTGTAAACTCATCTACCTGTAACCGCCTGTGTATTTCGTTCTTACCAGCTACACGAGAGCCTTTACTTCTATCTGATGGACGCCAGCGGCATCCTCTCATTATCATTTGTTCCGCCAAAGAAGGGCCAGTGTCACCACGTTTATGCCACAAAGAACTGTCAAGAACTCCGTACCGCATATTGCCATCACCAGCTTCTAACTCAAGTACCATGTCAGCTAAGTCTACAGCAAGCACCTTAGATACGTATAACTCTCTGTATACTACCAGCTGCTCGTTAGGACTAACTGCAAACCAAAGGACACCTGTGTAACTTCCGTAACCGTAATCGCAAGCTCTAAACTTAACCCAGTTATTAGGAATATCAAATGGCTCAACTACGTGTGTGTTTCTATCAAACTCTGTAAAGGCTGCGCCTTCTTTAATATCCCAATCACCGTCTAGTAGTTGCCTACGTTGTTGCTCAGGGAGAGACAAAAGCATTGCCTCGTAATCACCTTGTTGAGACAAGTAAGGATTGTCTCGTAATCTTGCGGGTATAAACCTACGTTTAAATAATGCCCTACCTGCTTTAGCATGTCCAGCTGGGTACTTTAATTGCTCACCTGTGTCAATGTCTGTAGCTATGTATGACTTACCTGCAGGCGCAGGGTCAATAAACATCTTCTTAACCCAGTGATGTCCCCTTCCACCGGGGTTTGTAGTAGCTCTCATACAGAGAGGTAAGGTAGGGTCTGCCGATCTCAAGCGACTCCTCATATAATTCCAAGCGAAGGGTGTGGCCCATTGAGTTAGCTCATCAAATCCTATCCAGCTAAATGCTAAACCTTGGTATCGTGTAACGTCTTGGTCTTTGTCTAAGTAGCTTAACCAGAGTGTAGCACCCGATGGTGCAGTCCATGTCATCTTACGTTCAGACCACTTAATACCCGGCCAAATTTTAGGGTACATCTCTTGTGACTTAGTAATCAGTTCCCTTAGTTCTTCCGTAGTATGCCGTAGGAGCAAACCTGCGAAGGCTGGGACGTCCATGTAGCGTAACGGGTCAGCTAACATAGCGTAACTCTTTCCACCCCCTGCAGAGCCACCGTAGAGCACCTCACGTTCACTAGCTGCAAGGAAGTCAGTCTGAGGTCCAACATTAGGTTTAAAGATAATATTGTGATCTTCTTGAATCTTATCTGTAAACTGTTCTAGTATTACTGTAGGACTAGGCTGCTTTATCTTCTTTTTCTTTTGCACCGATCCTGTTGTTTTCAATTTCTTCCGCTTTGGCGATAGCCTTTTTGGCATAGTCTGCCCATCTGCGAAGGCTTCCAGCTTTGTTTTTTCTTTGTCGCTCATTGTCTAATCGTTTCCTTAATCCTACGTGTGAGATCGACCTACCTGTATTTCTGGTAAGCCAGTTTGCTACTTCCCGATACGAATACTGCTTAATGTATTTCTGTGCTTGCTCAAGCATATCAAGTTCGTGGCTGATTGGCAAGAGTATTCCGTTATCTTCTGGGTCTATTTCATACCCGTAAGGAATTGTTCTTGCTACACGTGGGATAGGAACCCATACGTTGTCTTCTTTTAAGTCTGTGGGTTGTGGTAACTTCCATGTACCTACTGGTTTAGTCATCGCAGGTACAAGCACTCATACTTTTTCCACATGTACATTCTTCTTCTTCTGCTTGCTTTGGTGGCATAAGCATTACACCGCCCTTAGCTTCTATCTGTACCTTCTCTGTCTTCACAAGGCCAGTACGATCCAGTAGTTCTTTAGCTGCTGCCATCTTATCACGAATACCTAACTCAGTAGGATCATACAAAGCACCTACCATAGCCATTGCAGCTTTAGGTACATTACGTGCTAGGTAACTGTGTGTTACATCTATGATCTCTTCTTTGAGGCTATTAGTAACTTCAAGGTTAGAAGTATTGGCAGAGTAACCCGCCATAAGTTTAGCAGTAGAGATGTCTCCACCTGCCTCATCCATAAGGACTGCTAAAAACTTTTGTTGACGTTCTGTTAACTCACGTGCCATTACTGTGTATCCTTATACCATTAGCTCAAAGTGTGGGCCATCAATGAATGGTCTACGATTTTGTGACCTGCGCTCATCAATGTAACTATTCATTGCGTCTTCCATAGTGCCTTCAAAGTAAGCTATGTTTGGTACTGTCCAAGCTGCGCCCCAACGAATGGGTGCATCTACTTCACGTGCAGCTTCAGCCATAGCGTCAGCAATGTCATCGTACAAGTTTAGTTCCCATGAGCCACGTGAACCAATGTACGCCATCAAGTCTACTGCGTGACCGTCTAGGTGCTTAGACTTCATAGTCTGACTTGCGCCCTTAGCTACTAGAGCTTCTTGTTCTTTTGTAGTACGCATACCACAGATAACACCAAAGTCAATCTTACTTTTAAATATTGCACTATTAACTACTGCAATAAGACGTTCATCTAAACCTTCTAGTTTAGCTTGGCTTCGTGTACTTAATTTAAAAGTCATAGTTTAAGGTTTCCTTGCTTTAGGGCGTAGTGATTTTGCTGGTGCATTAGTAGATGTAGGTCGTGTCTTAGGACGTACCGATGTTTTAGGTGCTTCATTAGTAGGTTTATTTTTTAACCTTGCAACTTCTACAACAGCTACAGCTTTATCTATATCTTTCTGTATTTGAATACGCATTTTTTCTGTTCTAGCTTTTTTCAAATCTGTACGCAACTTGGATATTTCAGCATTTTTATTTTTAGCAAGTAGTGCAGCTTCTTTTTGTGCGGTTTTATATTTTGAAATGCCAGCACCTACAAACGGTGCAGCAATAGCAGCACCACCTCCAACGCCTAATACTATATTACCACGCCCAGCGCCTGCAACTCTATCTACACCCGCAATAATACCTTCTTTTTTATTAAGCCTACCTTTGGATTGTTGTGTAACTCTTTTAGATTTTTTAGTAAATAAATTTCCTATCTTATCTTGGAGAGCAGGTTTTTTTTCTTTTACTAACTTTGCAAAAGCAGCCCCACTACCAACCTTTTTACCAGCTAATTTTTTAGGGATTTCTTTTACAATACGACCCCCCACTGCTTGAATTGCTTTTTTTGCAGCAGCAGTTGCAGCCATTCTAAATACTTGTTGTCCTACAACTACTAGTAAAAGTGGTAGTACCATTATTTCTTTCCTCCAAAAAACTTACTTACGGAACGCATGCCAATGCTGGCACTTACAATTCCACCTAATGAATATTGA